AAGCAACGATAAATGGAGATTAAGAAAACACGCACAAGATGAGTTTTGGAAGTATGTATCTTGTTGGTCAATGGCTTGTGATAATCCATTAACTTTGGGTTTTTGTCACAATGGATATGACTTACCTGAGATTGAATACATTGAACACATTATACCAGTTGAAAATAATACTAAAACATTATTTGGTGACGTGGCAGTAAGTGCAACCGATTTACACAAAGACTTAAATCGTTCATTTGATTTGCGTATTGAAAAAACAAAAGAAATAGTAAATAACTCCAAAGGTCAAGTAATTGTTTGGGGATTAAAAAACAATGAAACTGATACTATTGTAAAGATATTAGACGATGCAATTAATGTGCAAGGAAGTGACACACCCGAATATAAAGCTAAACACCTTAACGGCTTCGCAAAGAACCATTTTAAAACATTAGTTACAAAGACTTCAATTGCTTCATTTGGTATGAACTATCAAAACTGTAATGAAATGATATTTATGTCTTATGACTTTAAATTTGAAGCATTTTATCAAGCGGTTAGACGTTCATACAGATTTGGTCAAAAGAATAAAGTAACCGTTCACATTCTTATTCCTGAATCTCAAACAAATGTAAGAGCAACTATTTTAAAAAAACAACAACAACACTTTGAAAGAATAAAACAAATGGCAAAATATACCGCACAAAAAGACTATAAAGAAAATATTGATATAGTTGAAGTAAAAGAAAAAGAAATAAAAACAGATAACTATTGGTTAATCAATGGAGACTGTGTTGAAGAAATTAAAAAGCTAAAAGACTTAAGCGTTGACTACTCTTTTTTTAGTCCTCCATTTAGTGACCTTTACACTTATAGCGATGACCCTAGAGATTTCAGTAACGTAAAAAATGATGATGAGTTCTTTGATCACTTTCAATTTTTAGTGCCTGAATTAAATAGAGTTTTAAAACCAGGTCGATTAATTTCAATGCACATTATGCAAGGTACTACTGGAATAGGAAAAGATGGCTTTTTATCTATCAAAGATTTAAGAGGTGATTTAATAAGACTATTTCAAAAGAATGGCTTTTACTTTCACGCTGAAGTAATGATTAGAAAAAGTCCACAACTAGCAGCAATACGAACTAAAAACACTCAGTTGATGCACGGTCAAACAAAAAGAGATAGTTCGATTAATAGACCTGGACTTGCTGACTACATTATTACTTTTAGAAAAGAAGGAAAAAATGAAGTACCTATTAAAAACAATATTGACTTTGATACTTGGTGTAAACTTGCTGAACCAGTATGGATGGATATAAACGAAAGTGATACAATTTCAAACTTTAGAAAAGCAAGGGGCAACAATGACGAAAAACATATGACCCCAACGCAACTAACAGTAATTAGAAATTGTTATTTACTTTGGTCAAATGTTGGTGATGTTTGTTTAAGTCCTTTTGGTGGTGTAGGTAGTGAAGGTTGCCAAGCATTAAAAATGGATAGAAAGTCTATTAATATCGAATTAAAGAAGTCGTATTTTAATTTGAATGTTTACAATCATCGTGCATTTGCTGAAGAAAAAAATAGTGTATTAACTCTTTTCTAATGGCTAAACAAACCCATACACAAAATAGATTGCCCTTTGCTATTATTGAAGACAGAGGTCGCTTCTATATCTCCAAGCAATGTTGCTACGTTGACGAACGACCAGAGTTTGAGTGTGCAGGTAAGCAATGGAAGATAATACATTGCAATGATCATTTAGTAGTACGTTCTATTTGCGGTCAAGTGATGGCTGGGAATCGTAATGAGATGTTAATTAGAATAAAAAATAAAGGGTACATATCGTTATAATTACTATATTTGTACATCATATATAAAGTTGCCTTCACAGATTCGTTTGTGGGGGCTTTTTTTGTGGGTGAAAGTGTAAAGGGGTTTACACAGTGTAAAGGGGTTTACACTTAAAAAGTCAATGTTTATGCGGTTTAAGAAAGAAAGTGTAAACGTGTAAAGGGGTTTACACTTATATTTTCAAAAATAATTTAAAATATTTTTTTATAAAAAAGTGTAAATAGTGTAAAGGGGTTTACACATTGGGTTAAATGCTTACTATCATTGGGCTAAGGTGTGTAAAGGGGGGTTTACACATGTTTACACTGGGTTTACACTTAAAAATATTTTACTTAAATGTGTTTTGTATTATAAAAGTTTGTATATTTGCATTGACTAAAACAATATTAACCGATTTATTGAAGCCCTCTAATGGTATGTTTTAGTCAACTATCATTCAGGGGGCTTCTACTTTATTACTATGTTAGAATTATCTAAATGTTGCAAACTTATTGATGACGGGTTTTCTTTAATTACAGTTGGAGAAAACAAAAGACCTAATTACAGTTGGAAAAAAAGACAGACTAAACCATTAAGTAAAGATGAATTTACTAAACAATATAATTACAAAGGTGGTTATGTAAAAAAGGATGGCGAAGAAATGCAGCCAACTACAAATATAGGTTTTGCAACAGGTTACGATGGTCTTGAATGTATTGATGTAGATTTAAAAGTATTTGGTAATGCTCAAGATAAAAAAGACTTTTGGAATGAGTACTTGAATTTTTTAAAAGATAATATTTTCGACTTTGAAAAAAAGTTTGTAGTAGCTAAAACACAAAATGAAGGCTATCATATTATTTATAAAAATACCAATCCAAAGGGTAATGAAAAAATAGCTAAATTAAAAGGTCATAAAGAGGCGGTTATCGAAAGTAGAGGAGTAGGCGGTTACATTTTTTTATATGAAAATTTTCTATTTGATTTAACATACTCAGATGTTCAATTAGTTAGCGAAGAAGATATATCTATACTTTGGGAAATATCTTCTACTTACAATTACATTAGTGAACAAGTAGAAGTTCAAACAGTTGAACATACATATTCAGAGCAAGAAGTAACAACGTGGCAAGATTATAACAATAAGGTTTCAATCTTTGATATTATAGGTAGTGAATTTACAATAGTTCGTGACTTGAATAATAAACGAATGATTAAACGACACGGTGCAACTTCTGCTCACAGTGGGTATGTTTTTAAAGATAGTGGATGTATGTATTTGTTTAGCACTGGCACAATATATCCACACGAGAAATTAGTAAGTCCATTTGCAGCATACACTTTTAAATATCACAATGGAGATTTTGGATCAGCCGCAAAACAACTTTACAAAGATGGTTATGGTTCGAGAGTAAAACGCAATCCTATTATAAACCAAGATTTAAAAATAGATGAAAGCGAATTACAATTTCCTATTGATATTTACCCAACTGAATTAAGGAACTACATTATAAAATGTAATCAAACATTAAACAACTCAATAGATTATATGGGTTCAGCTATGTTGTGGATGACTTCTTTAATGATAGGAAACACCGTAAAGATAAAAGTAAAAAACGGATGGGTAGAACCTTGTAATGTTTGGATTGCTATAATAGGTATTAAAGGTATAGGTAAAACACCTTCTATAAAATCTATTGTATATCCTTTGGAACGTTCGAATATGCGACAAATTAAGAACTACGCAAAGGAAATGAAAAAGTATGAAGAATACAAAGAGTTAAGTAAAGATGAAAAGAAACACCACGAGGAAATAAAAGAGCCTAAGAAGTCACAATTTATTGCAAAGGATGTAACGTTAGAAGCGTTAGTAGATATGCACGAGGATTGTCCTAATGGAGTTGGAGTTTTAAAAGATGAGTTGGCAGGTTGGTTTAAAGATATGAATAAATATCGAAGCGGTTCAGATTTAGAACATTGGTTGAGTAGTTGGAATGGAGAAAGTATAATTTTGTCACGTAAGACTTCCAAAAGTGCTTATGTTGAAAATGGTTTTATTCCAGTGTTGGGAGGTATTCAACCAAGTATATTTGAGTTATTTTATAACGGTGATAATTCCGAAAACGGTTTTATAGATAGGATGCTTTTTTCATTCCCTGAATTAGATATTGAACATTACAACGATAATGAATTAGATGAAGAAATACTAGAATGGTATGAGAACGCAATACTAACTGTAAAAGGTCAAATAGATAAAATACGAACCTATGATGACTATGGAGAAATTAAACCTATTATTGCACAATTTACCGATGAAGCTAAAAAAGAATGGGTAAAGTATTTTAATGAGTTAACTAACTATCAAAACTCAGATGAAGAAAACGAATACATAAAAGCAATGATTCCAAAACAAAAGAGTTATACTCCACGTTTTGCATTGATTATAAATGTACTTAGTGCGATTGCTGGAGAAACACAATTCTTTGATTTTATTACAATAGATAGTGTGAAGAAAGCTATTAAATTAAGTAAGTATTTTATTGAAATGGCTAAGAAAGTTAAGTTTAATTCTATTGAACAGAAAGCAATTAGTAAGGTTTCTAAGGATGTAAACATATCTACTGAGGACAAAGTGAAACAAATGTATAATGATAACCCGAATTTTAATCGTAAACAAGCAGCTATACTATTAAATGTAAGTAGGGTAACTATAAATAAATACCTACCTAAATGAACAACCCCAACACCCTACACCTGATTCGTAAACTAAACAACAAGTACGTTTGCAACTATCATTTTATTATTCCTTACCGCCACTTTTATATGATATCAAAGAAGTTAGATCCTAATGAAATATTGTGTATGTGTTCGGAATTGTGGATATGTCAGTTGTATTGTAATATAAATTTAAACTAATGAATAAAACTAACAAAGCTACCTTAAACGAATTATGGAAGGCAAAGCAACATAAGGATAACCCATCATTCCCGATTAAGTACTTGACCGATTATAAGAATACCGATAACTCAACTAATGGATTGACTAAATGCGTTGTGGACTTTCTTAATTATTCAGGACACTTTGCAGAGCGGATCAATAACACTGGTCGCTTCATAGTTGGAACACGAATAGACGAAGGACACGCTAAATTTCAAACACAAGGCAAATGGATAAAAGGAACGGGTGTAAATGGTCGAGCAGATATAAGCGCAAAGATTAAACTACCTCAACATCAATTTGCTATACCGGTAGAGATTGAGATTAAGTACGCAAAGGACCGAATGAGTGATGCACAAAGAGAATATCAAAGTGCTATGTTTGATGTTGGGGCGGTGTATATTGTAGTGCGTGACTTTGATATGTTTATGGAATGGTATAATGACTTTACCACTCATCCCCAATAACAACCACCCATCACAAACCTGATACAACAAAAAGGTATTTTAACGTACTTTGATAAAAATTAAATAGATATGAAAACACATTTTAAGAAACTTAGAAACACGAACTACTTAGGTAGTTGGGATTTGATGGACGATAACGGAGTGACTACAAATAAAGTAGTTACCATTTCGGGAACAAAAAAAGAAGCCGTACACGATGGCAAAGGTGGCACAGAGGATTGTGTAGTTGTATCATTCAACGAATGCAAGTCAATAGTTGCAAATGCTACAAACCTAAAAGCAATTCAAAAGATAACATCATCACCATTCATTGAGGATTGGGTAGGTCATAAAATCGAATTGACTACTAAAAAAGTACGTGCCTTTGGTGACGTTCACGATGCTATTCGAGTTGTGCCAGTGTCGAATGCAGCACCGAAAGTAGAACCTAAACAACAAATGAACAATTGCAAAACATTAGGTGAATTACAAAATGTTTGGTTAGGGCTTACAACAGAGCAAAAAGCTAACAAGGAGTTGAACGAATTAAAAGAAACGCTTAAAACTACTTTAAAATAATTATGGAAGCACATTTCAACATAGAGCAAGGCAGCTACGAATGGCACGAAATAAGACACGGTAAAATCGGAGGTACTTCATCAAAGGGATTGTTTGTAAAATCAGATACTTTGTTATTTGATTTGTTAGCCGAAAAAACAGAATCGTTTATTGAAGAAGAAAGTTATATTTCAGATGATATGCTTCGAGGTATGCAATTAGAACCAGAAGCGAGAGAGTGGGCAAACAAAAACTTTAAGTGTGAGTTTATCGAATGTGGATGGATGCAATCAGATATTGAACTGCTTGGAATTAGCCCCGATGGAATAACTGCAGACTTTACACAAGCAATTGAAATAAAATGCCCTCAAGCAAAGCGACACATTCAAACGGTAATTGAAAATGAAATACCATTGGATAACTTACACCAATGCTTACACTACTTTACCGTTAATGATCGGTTACAACAACTGCACTTTATTAGCTACAGACCCGAATCAATAAAGCCAGTATTTGTTAAGACACTAAGAAGAATGAGCGAAATAAACTTAGGAACGAAAGCAAAGCCCGATTTTAGAGTAATTAAAGAATGGGTAGAGGTAGCAAAAAACCACGCAACAGAATTACAAAATAAAATCAATCAAACACTATCAACATTATGGTAATCAACCCAATAAAAATAGCACAGTCCATTATCGACAATGGTCAGTTAGAAAAGGTATTAGTTAAAAAAGGTGTGTACGATTGCACAGTAGTACATATTAATAAACAAATGATTTCATTCCGTTACGACTACTCTATGCAACCGAGAATAGAACGCTTTATGTTGTGGTCTGATGGTGATGACCTTAATACAACTACTGAAGAGAATATTATGATTCGTCATTTATTGATTAGCAAATGGGATAGTAAAAGTTGGGCTATAATAGAACCGATTGAAAGGATAAAAACTAAATTTCAAAGGTAAAAACAACAAACTAATAAAATTAATCACTATATTTGCAAATTATGAAAAAGAAACTTATTCCAATTCTATCGGGTTTAGCTATCTTTAGCGGTCTATTCTGCTTCGGATACTTCCTATCTGAAATATCAAATGCGTTCTTATTCGCTTTAGTAATAACTTATTTATTCATTAGTAGAGATGGGAGCACCAAAAGACAACAATAATGCTGAGGTATGGACTGTTGATGAAGCTAGAGATTTATTTATCAAAGCAAAGTCAATATCAAAAGACATTACTACTTACAATACTTCAAACGGCTTAGTTGATGGTTATAAATATCATTACATTGGTGAAGTTGCTGCTGAATTTGATAGTTATTCAGATGTTTTTAAATATCTTAAAAGTAAATTTAGTGAGTTAATGCCACTATATAATTCACTAAAAACTAGACTTGAAGCTAATTGTTTTTCCGACAGTAAAAAAGGAATCATAAAAGAAGCCACTGCAATAATGAATTTAAAGTCTAATTACGGATGGACTGATAGGGTAGATAACACTACTCAAGGTGCACCAATTAACCCTACTTTAACAAAAGAGGATATTAGTAATATTATAGACAAACTATAATGTGGATAAACAACTTGAACAACTTTTATTACAAGGATCAAATCAATCATTCGTAGTATTTTGCTACTACTATGATTTTGACTTTTTTAGGTCAAGACCTTTTTTAAAAGAAATTGCACAATCATTCCAAGACGTTACCGATGGTAAATTAAACTCATTAGCGGTATCACTTCCACCTCGTGCTGGTAAGTCTTATATTACTACTTTATTTTGCGCTTGGACTTTAGGTAAATATCCAACTGAATCAGTAATGCGTAATACTTGCTCGGCACGATTAGCCCGTAAATTATCTTATGATACTAGGGAAATAATCAAATCACAAAAGTTTCAAAATGTGTTCCCAAATGTGAAACTATCAGACGACAAAAGCGCAGTTGATGGTTGGAATACAAACCTATCTAAATCGGTTGGGTATTTCGGTCAAGGAGTTGGTGGTACAATTATTGGTTTTGGTGCTTCAAAGTTAGCCATTACGGATGATTTATTTAGATCAATGGAAGATGCAATGAGTGAAACAGTAAGAGAAAAAACACACAGTTGGAAACATGGTACTCACGATTCACGATTAGAAAGTGGATGCGCTCAAATAGACATTGGTACTAGATGGGTAAGAGATGACATTATAGGAGTTAATTCAAGTGAAGGACGTTATGAAAAAGAGATTGTAGTTCCAGCGTTAGTTGAGGGTGTTTCTTTTTGTGAGGTGGTACAAACAACCGATAAGTTTCTACAAATGAAAGAGCGAATGCCTGAGGAAATATGGATGGCAGAATATATGCAGACCCCTATTGATATTGAAGGGCGACTATTTGAGAACTTAAACACGTTTACAGATGTTGAGGCGATACGAAAAGCATCTGAAGGTTGTTTATCTTATATTGACGTTGCTGATGGTGGCGGTGACTACCTTTGTATGGTTGTTGGTCACTTAGTAAATAAACAAGTGTACATTACCGATGTGGTATTCAATAAAGGTAATACTGATGTTACTATTCCAATGGTGGCAAATATACTTAATGTAAACAACCCTAGACAAACAAGGATTGAGATAAATGGAATGGGAGCACTATTTGTTAAGTTGCTTAAAAATGAAACTAAATGTAATTTAGTGCCTATTTCAAACAGTACGAATAAGACTACTAGAATTTTTATGAATAGTGCATTTGTAAAAAATAATATGCACTTTTTAAATACTGAAAAAGGCGAGTATTTTCAATTTTTACAAGCACTTGCAAAATACAGTCACGAAGGTAAGAATATAAATGACGATGCTCCCGATTCAGTTACTGGTCTTGCTTTATTCTTCCAATCACTTTTTAAATTCTGATGCGATAATGTCGGCTAAGTCGGTGCGGTCATTAGCTTGAAGTATTTGAATAGTTTCTGCTCTAGTTTTGTCGGCCGCTGCTTCTTTTGATTGGTCTGCTTTCAAAACTTCTAAATGTGAATAGTCTTTTTCAAGCCATTCATTAGTGCCATCCATACCAAAGAATTTAGTAAAACCTAATGCCCTATCTTCAGCAAGTGGAATAATACAATCTTGATACGCTGCTTTAAGACCTTGCGCATAGTTGCTAAAAGTCGATGCTTTACTGAAACTAAAAATATTTTCATTCAATCCTAAGCCATCAATTATTAGTTTAAAGTCTTGGTCCACTTCCTCAAATAACATCAAATCTTTAGTTGGATATGACATTGGATTCCATTTTGCAGAACCTTCGACATATTGGATGTTGCTTTTACCTTCTTGCATTCCAAACATTCCAGCACGTGCCTCATTCATTCGCACAATATCGTCTGGAGTTAAACCAAGACCCATACCATTCTGACCAGTATCGGATGACATAAAACCTAGAGCAGCATCATTGGTTATAATTCTATTTCTAAACCCCATTGAAGCCCTAATGTTAGCTATTGGCATTTTATATTTATCGAGTGGCGAAACTCCCATTAATGGATCGTCTGGATTAGATTCTTTAAAGTGAATAATATTTTTAATATCAAAATATTCTTTGATACCGTTATACTCGATGTATATTTTATCAATGATTTTGTCACGTTCAACCTGATTAAACAGTTTACCAGTACGACCGACAACTGCATACATCATAGGTAGGTTATATATTGCGGTTGGTATTGGCAATGATTTACGTACTAAATTAACCATTGAATTACCATAAACACCATCCGCCCAAACCATTGATTTGTCAAATTCACTACCGTTTTGAATTGGGTTTGGATTTTCTAAAATATAAACGGCATCTGAATTTTCAACTAATTGTTTTTTACCGTTTACTAATTTATAATGCTTCCAACGACCATTACTATACATTGATGCTTTACGGTCAATTACTGCTGATACTTGAGGAGTAGTACGTGCAAGTTCATAAAGGTTTTCCCAAGAAGTATCGACCGTTGTTTCGCCTTTTTGTAGCCCCATTTGAACATAAGAGCCGAAATTTGTTTGAGTGTAACTGTCTTTGCCTCCAATGATAATAGACCCTAAACGATAGAAAAAATTATTTTGATTCATATTTTTAAATATTTATTTGCAAATGTACATTTATTTGTTATACATTTGCAAATTATGAGTGGTAAAAAAACAAATATAAACGGTAATAATGATTTACAAGTGGTAAAACAGTTAGAAAAAGCAGCTGAAAATAACCATTGCAAAGAGTTAAAAGCCGATTTATTAAAAAAGATTGAAGAAATTAAGCAACAAAAAGATATATTGAAATGATTTATTGCAAAGAATTAGATAGAAATTTCGACAACAAAGAGGATTTATTTAAAGCCCTCCGAGAAAATGCCACCTCTATAATTGACGTTAAAAAAGCTAATATTTACAAGTCAGTTGATAAAGGTAGTTCAATAAAGACCGCTTCAGTAATTGATACCGATGTAATAAAAGCAGATGCTACATTTAAAGAAAACTATATTTATCCCGTTATTAACACTATTGGTTATTTAGATAGTCACAACGATTTACATATTACTGGGTTATTCAATAAGTCTGCAAGGGAGCAACAAGGTAATATTTTCTATGTTGCGGATCACGAACTAAAAACCACTACAACGATAGCTTGGAAGTCTGATGTTAAACTATTAATTAAAGACATTGAATGGTCATTAGTTGGGAAGTCTTATAGTGGTAAAACTCAAGCATTGATATTCGAGATTGCAAAAGATAAAATTAGATTAGACATTGCAAAGTCAATTATTAATGATAAACTTGATGTTGAGAATAGTGTACGAATGAGATATTATAACATTGCTTTATGTTACAACTCCGACAAAGAAGAAGATAAAGAATATAAAAAGAATTTTGATAAATATTATCCTCAAATAGCAAATAAAGAGGACTTTGAAAATATCATATACTTTTATGCAGTCTTAGAGGCTGGCATAGTAAGTGAAGGAAGTATGGTATTGCAAGGGTCGAATGATGCTACTAGGGTAATTCAATCAAAAATAGAGCCGACAGAAGTCACTCAAACAACTGAATCAACTGCCGATAAATCGCACTCAATCACAGTTGAACCTAAGAAAATAAGTATTTACAATTTAAACTAAAAGAAATGAAAAAAACATTTTTAGAGTTTTTAACATCAAAATCTATCGACAAGGCAACTTTCGATGTTTTCGATGCTGAAAAACAAGCTGGTTTGTACAATGAGTACAATACAGAATTGAAAGCATACATTGATACATTAGAAAAAAATGTTGATGGTAAAGCTACAAAAACAGAATTGGATAACGCTATTGCTGAATTCAAAGCTACACAATTAGACCAAATGAAAACCTTAAACAAATCTTTAGAGTCTATTGGTTTGAGAATTGAGGCAATGAATGAAGCGGATAAAAACGCTGCTAATTCAGTTGGTGACCTTAGAAAATCTTTAGAGGCAAACCTTGACAAAATCAAAGGTTTAAAAACTTCAAAAGAAGGTTTTGAAATGGTTATTAAAGCAGTTGGAACAATGTTAGAATCTACTAACATATCTGGCGGAAATGTACCAGTTGAGGAAAGAATACCAGGCTTGAACGTAATTGCTTCAAGACGTGTAAGATTCTTAGACGTTCTTTCAAGACGTAGAGCAAACTCAAATTTAATATCTTGGGTTTATCAAGATGCCAAAGAAGGTGCTGCTGGAACAACTGAGGAAGGAGCAACTAAAAACCAAATTGATTTTAACTTAGTTGTTGCATCTCAAGCGGTTGTTAAATATTCGGCTTTCATTAAAGTATCAACTGAAATGTTAGACGATATTGATTTTATCGAAAGTGAAATTAATGCTGAACTTTTAAGAGAGTTATTGAAAGCGGTTGAGTTAGGTGCTTATTCTGGAAACGGTACTGCTCCAAACTTGAACGGTGTAAGTACTGTTGCGACTACATTTGCTGCTGGTTCATTCGCTGCTACTGTTGACAATGCTAATGAAGTAGATGTACTTGTTGTTTCGGTTAATCAAATTATGATTGCTGAACAAGATATGCCAACTCATATTTTTATGCATCCAACTGATGTAACTAAATTGAAATTGTACAAAGTTAGTGCAACTGATAAACGTTATGTTGAGCGTTTAGCTGAAATTGGAGGGTCGTTATTTATGGATGGTATTCCAATCATACCTACTACTTTAGTAACTGTTGGAACATTCTTAATCGGAGATTTCACAAAAGCAACGCTTTATGAAAAAGGAACATTGAGAATTGAAATGGGATTAGATGGTAACGATTACACTAAAAACTTACGTACTATCTTAGCTGAATGGAGAGGTGCAGTAGTTGTTAAAAACAACGATAGAACTGCATTTGTTAAAGGAACATTCTCTACTGCTATTGCAGCCTTAGAAACTGCTTAATAAATTTTACCCTAAAATTAGCCCGTGCAGAAATGTACGGGCTTTTTGAGGTAAAAACCTATAAATATGAAAAAAGTATTAGTAAAAGTTATAAAAGAATGTGAGTTAGGTATAGTAGGATTTGAGAAGTCACTACCTTATTTACTTGCTCAAGAATTGGTAAAACAAGGATTTGTTGAGTTTGTAAATGAAGTAAAAGAAGAAGTTAAACCTAAAGCAAAAAAACCAACTAAAAAATAATGGCTACTTTAATAAATTCATCTGATTTTATCGGTCAATATTTAGTATCTACAACCCCTCAAAATGTAGGACAGTTTACGTCACTACAAACAAATATTGAGAATAAGTGGTTGAATGATTTATTAGGTACTACTATTGCACCTTTGTTATTGGCTAATGCTGCTGGGAATAGTGGCATACCAAACGATCCTGAGTACTTAGCCATTTACAATGAGATTCGTTTACCTGAGTGCCACGGTTATGAAAACTATTCAAGTGGTATGAAAGAAATGCTTATTGCTATGGTATGGTTTGAGT